ACTATACCTATGTGTACCGGTTGTGTCTGTAAGCAGTGAAGTTGAAAGATCAAGTCCAGAGTTGTTAATCCATTCACGCCATGGCTCAAGAGACTGTGTAACCGGTATAGGGTTAACAGCATTCATGATACGAAGCAAAGGATTATCAATTTCATTGACAGGAGTACCTGTCCACCAATCAATTTTATCAGGTACAGTCAGATTGACACCTGGAATACGACTACCAATATAATTTTGGAGATCATTGTAAATCTCTTTATTAGCATTATCCAGTGATTTAGCAAGTACACCTTGAGCACTAGACATAGGAATTGCCATACGCGCTGTATTAGTCAGGAAGCGTTGCATAGCAGCGTCATCACCTGAACCAACCCATGCCACAAGAGGTTCAATACCTGTTAAAGGTGTAGAACTAGCAAAGGCTTGAGTAGTTGTCCAGATTAGCTTCTGCATTAAGTCCTGTTTAAATGGTTCAGAGATGTCACTAGCGTAATAACTAAGGTCACCAATAATTGTAAGCATAGGATCAAGCGGAATAATACCTGCATATGAAACCCAGTTACCAGCAACATTAATTGTTTTAGGTTTCCAACCAGGAGTACTCATCAAAGCATTACGTGCCTTCTTATCTCTAGGATAATTACCACGGATATTACCTTGTAGACCATAACCTGCCATAGCAGATACGATCATTCCACCTGTGGCTACACGACCAAGATATTCATTTCTTAGATTATCTACAATCCTAAGTTTATCAGGGTCATTAATATCAATATTATGTAGGGTCATTACTTCATCGATTTGCTCAGGAGTCTTAGCATAAAGAGTCTTGGCATATCGGTTACTATTAGGTAGCAAACTAAATGGTGTATAACTAATCATTTTCCTCATAGCATTCAATGAAGTACTAGGGAACATAATTGCATACTGCATAGCAGGATACTTACTAATTAATGCTCCAAGGTTTTGTGCTAAAGCATTTTCCTCATTAAGTGCTATATCTCTAGCTTGGCTGTTTAAATAATCACTCTTAATTAGGTTAGTCTTAGGATCAAATACCTGTTCAAAGTTCTTACGTTGAGCTTCCAATACCTTGACATCATTCATCCTCATACCTGCTGTATAAGCATCGTCGTATGTCTTAAATTTAGATGCCATTGATGCTGTCATGTACGTAGACATGGCATCAATACCAATCATAAGATTAGTACCATAACGCATAAAAGGACTAAGAGAAGCTTGATAGTTACCTTGTGTCCAACGCAACATTGCAAGACTACCAAGATCATTTTTCTTGGTAAATTCCTCACCCATACGGTCAAGAACTTCCATCTTACCTCTTATAGAACGTGCATAATCATGATCCTTACGCATTAATTCAATAAATTGCTCAGGATTTCTACTAGCCTTTTTATAAGTCTGCCAACCATAGGTCAATGAACGACCAATAGTATCTCGTTCTACTGCAAAAGCGTAAGCACCTTTCCGTAGTGCACTAAAGTCACCACCTAAAGCACCACGTACTCCAGCACCAATCATATAATCAACAGGCTTAAGTGCAAGACTAGAGAAAGCACCAACAGCAGCTCTACCAGCAGATAGACCAGACAGTACATTGTTATAAAGTACTCCCCATAGACCTTCACTAAAGGCATTACGTCCATCTTTACCGGACTTCAACATCCCCATAGGAGATAGTTGTTGCTTAGCCCATGCAGAAACAGCAACCATGCTATCAGTTTTACCATCAGTCAGGTCATAAGCCAACATCAATGTTTTAGCAGACTCAGGATCTGTATCCTTAAGTATTTTAAGCTCTCTATTAAAGTTAAGAGCAGACTCATGGTTCTTTTTAGTAAATTCAGTAAACTGTGCAGCTAATTGTTCTGCATTAGGTTTACGTTCCCACCATTTAAAGTTACGAAGAGACCAACCAGCAGTGTATTTAGCAGTACCGTACTCTTCACTAAGGAAGGTAAGCTTATCAATAATAGTATCCATTACTGCATCTTCATCTACTTGACCTTTAAAGACCTTCATAGCGTCAGTAAATACACTAATCTCTTTTGCTGTTGTCTCAATAGCACGTGCTGACATAGCAGCGACATCTTCACCAAGAAATTCTTTAGTAAGATATTTAATAGCTTTACCTACATCAGGTATAGCAGCATCATCAAGTTGATTTACACCCATTGAAGCGCTGAGCATCTTCTCGTATTTACGAGGAACCATAGCTTCTCTAAGCATATTTACGTCTCTAGCTTGAACAATCTCAGTAAATAGATCTAAAGCATTTTCATCAATTTGTTTCTTGGTTAAGCGAGCACCATCAACAATTGCAGAATATTGACCAGCACCAGCATGGTCTTCTACTAATTCACGAACAACACGTCTAGAGTTTGATTCAAGCTCCAGACCGTCCTTCATCATTGGATAGGTAAGAAGAGGTGCAGGTACACCTTCAGCCACGCCTGAGCGGATTGCAGCGATGTCTGCGGCGTTCCTAGCGACGTTTGCACGTGGGATGGATTGCCTTGGTCTAGATGCAGCATCACCAAGTTTTGATTGAACATCAGGATCAAAGGTATCTAGATTTGGATTCTGTTGTAACTTTTTAGCTCCAACTTCATCAGTTTGCCAAGTACGACTGGAATCCATTTCCTGTACATAACTAGCAAGTGGATCAGTTGTAGCGTTAGACCTACCAGTATTAAAATATGCCTTATACAGAGCACCTTGCTCTTCCATTAGCATATCTCTACGTTCAATAAGATCATCTACACCATTACCAGCTACAGCTTCAATTTCATCTGTAAGCTGCATAATTTCCTCATCCAATTCCTGTGTACGAAACACAGTATCTGGATCAGGATTTTCTCTCATCTTGATTTGTTTGAAGGTAGCAGCCTGTTGATCTTGAGGTTCAAACCAACGCATAATTGGTTTACCAGCAGACAATGCATATCCAATAGCATCACCAATGATTGAAAGCCCACCAGCTTCCATCATCAATTTGCGCTTACGTACTTCAGGACTATCATCATCCATAATAGTAATAGCCTCTGGCATCTTTAGTCCAAGAGGTCTATTTATCTTTTCTAGAAAGTCATCAAGACCACGTACAATACCTTCATCACGTTCTGAATAATCAGAGAATCCAGCAATAGCAACGTCTAATGTGCCAGCAATACCAGCTGTAGCAAGACCTTGAGTGACTTTACCGCCATTAATAGCAGCAGTAGCTTTAGTACCAAGTGGTCCAGATACTACTGCAGCTGCAACACTAGGAACAATGACTGAAGCCATATCCCTAGCAGCTTGAGTATTAGGATTTTTAAACCTAGTTGCTTCGTCATAAGCATCATCAATCTTGGCACCAATGCCAGGAATGTTTCCGATGACATCCATGCCAAAATCAACAAAAGCTCTTGGTACTAAGTTGTCAACAAAACCACCTAGTTCTTCAGCCTCTTCCATTGAGACACCCTTGAACTCAAGTTTATTGTTTTCAGTAGGTTGTTCTTGTGTAGGTGGTTGTTGTACTTGTTCTGTAGGTTGCTCAGGTGCCTCAGCAGGAGCCTCCGTAGAGGCTACCTTTCCATCAGGACCTGGACGACCTTCTTCAACATTAGGTCCTTTATAAGTACCATCTGTTTGATTAGATCTATATTCCCTTAGTTGACGCTCGTCATCGTAAGTCGTATGGTCAAATGGGTCCATTGTCATGATTTATATCCGTGTAGAAATGAGAATCTTTTACCGTTTGGTATTTCAATAATTGCTTTATATCCAAATTCAGTCTGATAACCACCCACTACACGTGCACCACCTTTTAGATGTAAAGTAGAACCATTAGCGGTTGGATAATCCCATCCGAGGTGTGTACCATTACGATACTTCCTAGGTGCATAAAATTTCATATTTTCAGGACGATTACCTTTACCATAATGTAGATTAGTAAGTTCTTCTAAGCCAACTTTTCCGTACTGAGCATCAGCTACTTCAACATACTGATCTAAGGCATCAGCCTCAAAGTATGCATTAGTTTCATCTTCCACAGTATTAGGATTGTCCATTTGTTTAACATCAGTATGTTCAGAAGGAGCCATACCAGGAGCCATTACATCACCAGTCTTATAGAATTCAGTTCTTAATGTTGGTGACATTGCATTAGGATTAGTAGCAGGATTACCTGTATATTCTCTGATGGGATCATCAGCGTTATATCCCATATCCTTTAGTACACCGATAATTTTATCTGCATATTGTGGATCAGTTGCATATCCAGCCTTTGCAATAGCTTGAATAGCTTCTCCATAAGTTTTAGCTTCTGTAAAACCAGGAATGTTATTTATGTACTCAGTAAAAGCTTCTGCAGATTGCAGAGGAGTATCATAGTTCTCAAAAGTAGCAGAAACGCCTTCTACCCAACGTCCATTAAGAAACTCCTTTACGGGTCTAGTAGTACCTTGACCTGTTTTACTTTTAATATTAAATAAAGCATTGGATCCATGTACAGTTGCACCCCTACCAGTCTCTAAAGCCCACATAGCAGCAGCAATAGGAGGTGCTTTAAACTTAGAAAGGTGTGCTAATTGCATCACATCTTGCTCACCATCCCTGCCTGAACGTACAGTTTTAGGTGCATTACCAGTACCAATAATCGCTGCATTTATCCTTGCAGCAGTAGGTTGTGCTAGAAGTTTTTTAAGTTTTGGACTTACCTCAGCAACTTCGACTAATTTATCAAAAGCACCTGGCTCAATTTTTTGGTCAATTTTTGCAGCTTGTAGTTGTTGGTTAATGACTTCATATGGCATTTTATTTGTCATTGAAGCTATTTGATTAACCCATGGTGTGTATTCAATCATTCTTCCATTTTTAATATCACCTTCGATGTCCGCTAAATACCTATTACTTAGGTATACGTTTGTGGACAAGAGGTTTGGATTTTGATTAATATCTTTTATTTGCTGTTGTGAATTAGTTGACTGAGCAACAGAATAATTACCTGATCTAAATTGTTTTACATAACCTTGTTCTCCACTAGATTGTTCAGCAGTGATAACATAGAAAGGGTTATTTTCATCATTCATACCATTACGTAAATAATCCATTGTATTCTTACGTGCCTCAACAGCTACTTTGTCTAAAGTTAATTTAGGATCAGATTGTAGCTTCTTAAATTCACCAACGTAATAATCACCAACTTCAGAAACGGCCCAATTAACACTAGCGTCAACACCAGAACCAAGATCTAGTTCTCCTAACTTTGATCTAAACATAGCTAGTGCATCTTTTTCTATGTCCTTTCGTTTATAACCTTCTTGATCAGGACCAGATGGATTAAATTGATCCACAAGACCTAATAGTTCCTCACGTTGATCTTTAGACAACCAGTTCATGTTCTGCTGAACATCAATAGGATTAAGGTCTCCAGCGTTACCAGCTTTTTGTAATTCAAGGAAAGCAGATTCTTTATCAAGATTAGCACTATCATCAACACCAAAGTTATCTACAATGTCATTCACTGCTTTTAAAACAGTAGGCTTACTTTTATAAGCATGTAGCATAGCTTGTTTGATTTGATTGGTTTCTGATGCAGTCATTACACCATCTTCCAAACCAGCAGCCATTAACCTATTGACATCTTCTTTAGCAGCTGACATCTCCTCTTGTTCACGTTCAGCTTCAAATGTCCTCTGACGCTCCTTAATGGTTTTATTGAGGATATTCAGTGATTCACTGCTTTTAATTGATTGAAGAGGTACTGGTTTACCTGATGTATTTAATACAAGTGCTTGATCATTAAGGAAAGAAGCAACAGCATCGATATTCTTGTCAAAAGCTCCACTTTCTACCTGTGATTGTAGCTCAGGTAAAACGATACTATCCCTAATAAAAGCATAGTCAGGTGTACCTTTTTCATTACTATACTTACCAGGGTTTTCAGCAGCCCATCTAGCAGTTAAAGTAGAAATAGTATTACGACTACGAGGATCAAATGGTTTAACAACAGCAGAATAAAGCTCTTGCTGCATATATCTAGACTGCCTGGCATCTGCCATGACACCCCTCTCTTCATCCAGAGCAGCTTCAGAAGTTGCTAATGCTCGATTAGTATATGATTCAGCTACATCGTAGAAATTTCTAACGAGAAATTCAGCACTAATGCCGTTAGGCTTACCGTCTTTACCTTTATTTAAACCAAGTTGTTCAACAGTTTCGTTGATTAATGCTTCAAAACCTTGAGCAGCAATTTCACCACCACGTTGTTTAGCTTCATCTAGAGTTAGTTTAAGTGGTTCCTTAGTTACAGGATCATATACTGTATATTTAAAATCTTTATTGACAGCAGCTATATCCTCTATATTTGCAGCATAATGGTTAAGTTTTACTCTTTGTAAACCAACACTATCGCTTCCAAAAGCGGATCGTCTTATTGGTTCGACAGCATTGTTACCAATATAAGGTGCTTGAGTATTAGCAATAGCATTTTGAGAAGCATCACTCCCACTTAGAGTGGCTTCACTTATATCCATAAAACCGTATTCAATACGTTTTTGTTCTGGTGTCATCCCCTTTAAACGTATAACTTCTGCCTTATTGGCATTATCTTTCTTTGTCTCCTCATCTTTCTTAGCTTTGTCAACAAATTTTTTCCCTAAAGTTTGGGAGAAATCTGACAAGCTTTTCATGAACTCAGCAGATTGCTTTCTTTGAGCTTGAAGATTAGCAATATTAGTTTCATCATTTCTAAGAACAGCATCTTGATACTGTTGTCTGAATCCACTTTGAAGTTCAAAATTACTATTACGTTGAGCTTGTTCATCACGAAGCTTTTGCCTCATGACTTCCATATAGCTACGTTGTTGTTGCTGTAGTTGGTTGAAATAACGATCTTCTCCTTGACGCTCCTCTTCTCTAGCTTGTAGAATCTTACGGGAGCGTCCTAAATCAGGAGTAAATTTAAAGGAGCCGTAGCTCCCGAATGATTGATAAGACATAAAATTAAAAAGATAAGACTAACCGTCACCCCCAATCAACACCAGCTAAGTCACTTGCAAAGCTAGCAATAGCACCTGCAAATTGAACTCCAGAATGCTCACCTTTTATTGGTTCAGGTAACAGTTGCGGTTTATGGTCGTCGGTAAGTTCAGGATATAATGTTCTAGGATATGAAATAGGCTGTGGAGGATTAGGTGCTAGTACAGGTTCAGGCATTAAAGCCTTATCAGCTGTTACATCTGCTGAATATCTATCAAGAGTTATTTGTCCTTCACTTGCAAGTTTAGCTTGTTGAGCAGATTGAAGTGATGCCTGATATTGATCTTCAATCATCTGATCTTGTTTACCAAGACGAGCCCTTTCCCTTTCAACATCAGCTGCAGTATCATTATATTTACGCATTGCAGAGTCATGAACTTCTTGTGCAGCTTGATAGGCAACATTATAATTTTGGGTAGCAAAATCTTTCTGTTGATTAAGCTTCCCAGTTTCACGACTATAGGAATTCAATTGTTGTTGTAAATTTTCTGCCAACAAATTCTGTTCAGCAGATAGTGAATTAAAAGCATTGGTAAATTTATCATTTACATAAACAGCTTGTTGGTAAGCCTGATCATTACGCAAGGCTCTACCTTCAGTCAAGTCACCAATGGCTTGAGTAGATGATTGCTTGGTTTGACCAATAGTTAGACCAGACATTTCACTAGCCTGATCAATCTTTCTTTGTGTATTAGTTTCTTCTTGAGCTAATTTACCTTGAGCTTGTGATGTTTCAGTAGTGAACATCTTTGTAAGTTGATCTTTTTCTTGACCTGACTGAGTAATTCTAAGATCCTTTGCTACTTCTGCTCTACCAAGCAAAGCCCTTTGCTCTAACTTTTTACGATTAGTAGTATCAGTCTGAAGACCAAAGCGTTTGTTTACATCACCTGTTTTACGGGTAATATCTGTAACTTTAGAATCGAAGTTTTTCTTGCCACGTAAAATAGCATCAGTAAGTTGTGCACTTTGCCTACCAGCAGCAGATAATACATTATTAATTGATCTAGCAGCACTAGCTCCTTTTCGTCCTTGAGCATTAATCTGACCTGATTTTAAAAGTTGATCAATACGATTAGCTTCTTGTTTAAAAGATTGAGCGGCACGGTTTTGTTCATATTGTAATCTTGTTTGTTCAAGTTCAAAGCCAAGATCATTAATGCCAGAATCACGACTTAAAAGATTATATTGTTGCTCATCAGTAAGCTGAGCAATTTTTTGTTCAGTTTGTAATTTAGTACCAGAAAATTCATCTTCAATCAAAGCTTTTTTTTGCTCAATAGATAAATTATCACCTTCATTTTTGATGCCAAGTCGTTCGATAAGTTGGCTAGTGGCTAATTCTTGATCACCTAAATCACCCTTAAGACTACCAGTAGTTTGCTGCAACCTTAGATTTTCAAGTGCAACCTGTTGGTTAGTTTGTAACTGATTGCGGTAGATATTATTATCAGTATTTAAATTATCTGTTGCTTTACCTTGATCCAACAGCATCAGCTGTTCATCACGACCAGTCCTTGATGTATTAACACGCTCTTGTATCTGAGCATTCTGTAGATCAGCAGTAGTCTGAGCTTCACCAGCCTGCTCTCTGATCATCTCTAAGCCATAGTTAGCACTGTCGTATGATTGATTCCTTACACGGAGGGCTTCGGTCTCCATCAAGGTCTCTCGCATCAATGCATCATCAATAGCAGTTTGGCTTTGGTCCAACCTAGTCACCATCGAATTATATTGACCCAATTGATTTAACAGTTGTTCCTGATTTTGAAAACCAAGAGCAGTTTGTTGGTCATTATATTTCTGCTGAGTTTGATTTAAAGCTAGTGCTTCAAGATCTGCATTGATACTTTTTTGTGTTGCGTTATCTAGACCAGAAAGTCTATAAGCTTCCTTTCTAGCATCATAATCAGCAGTATTTTGTGCTACTTGAAAATTATAATTGGCTAAATCGTTTGACTCTCTGAATCGGAGTTCATTCTCATTGTTTGCTTTATTAAGATCAATAGTGGCTTTTTGCTGATTAAATTGACTTTCACGTTCAGTATTCTGAAACTCTGTATTCATTACAGCACTATCATGCTGAGCCTGAATAATGTCATCTGCATTAGCAGAGTCTGAAGCTCCTTGAAATAAATTTAGTCCGAGCGAAATGCCTGCTAAAATTATACTTGGATCCATAGGTTATCCTCTTTGATAGAATCTAGGTGCATATTGTCCTTCCCATGACATTTTGTTTAAAGAAGCAGGGAAGGGTGAATTACTAAAGATTCTAAATCTAAAGAATTCGTTTCTTCGGTAAATTGGTACTGTAAATAGTACTTTCTGAAAGATAGGTAAGTCATCAGTAAGATAAGACTCTGAGTAAGTAACAGAACTAATATCAGTATAGTCAAAAGTATTATCAATATCAGTAATCTGAAAAGACACTGATCCAGAATCCTGGAAGGAAAACTTATATCTTGAAATAATTAAAGATGCAGTATAATCAGATCCAGCTGCAGCTCTCATATAAGTAGTAGGTAAATCATAGATCATTTCATATCTATAGCCAAGAATAAAATTAGCTTGATCACCAGTACGATCACCAGGTGTTGTAAATGTACCGTTAGATTGAACAGTAAGTGGAAACAACATACCTCTACTATTTGCAGTAGAAGTACCAGAAACTGAACTAAGCACTATAATGGGTTCATACTTAGTACTATCTATAATCGGATAGTTAGAAGTAGGTGTAATAGTAGTTATATCTGTTGTTGCATTATAAGTAACTGAAGTTAAATCTTTTGTCCAAATATCTAGATAAGGACCAATACCCTTAAACGTAGCATTAGTTGTATCCTTATTTAGAAGTAGTTCAGCATCTGCTGATTCATTCAGAGGTGCACTTGTTACTACAAGCTTACCATCTGTTGATATAATAGTAAAAATATTATCAGCATTAAATACACAGCTAATGACATTGCCTGGAAGCTTCCATTTAAACCATGCATTCATAACCCTTTGTTGACCCTCTACATGAGTTTTAAAAAACCACATGTATTCTTGGTTGCTATCGGATAGAACTATAAATCTATTTTGTGGATTAGCATATAGGTTATTAACAGTAGACGGTACATACTCAGGAGCTAATTTACTGGCTTCAGTAACCATGGGATCATTTTCCATACCTCTTGTTATCATCATCAAGGTACGTGTAAAGTTAGCTGACTTATTTATGTAATAAAATTCTTCTCCTAATTCAACTGGTGTAACAACAGGATCTAACTCATAGTTACTAATTGATTTGATAATTGCAGTCTGTGGAGTAACAACACCTTGATCAGCAAAGAGGATGAACTGCTCATTATTACTGAACAGAACTAACCCCTGAGGGGCTGGAAGAACGCTTGTAAGCAGGATTGACCGAACACTCACAGCGTTCAAATCAACAGGGTCAGAGGCGATTAGAACCTGTGCAGACTTAGCGTAGAAATCAACAGCTTGATTACCAGCGTTAATATAATCAGGTCTAAGTGAAGATGATAAAATTACATTAGCATTAGATAGAAACCCAATCCTATTAAAGTATGAGAAACAATCCTGAATAGTTTGATTAACAAAACTAGGATGTGGATTAGTTTCGTTATCTCCTACTGATCTATCAACATAATTAGCTTCTTCAAAAGTAAATTCAGTAGCTGAAACTTTACGAAGAACATGAGGTGCAGTCCAGTTATCAAACCCAGCTGTAATACCAGGCTTAGCTACTTCAGTCCAAGCATTATTAATATATTGAACGTAGTAATCATCCTTATCAGTGTCTTTAGAATTGACAATCTGATAGACAATTGTAGTAGAAATAGTACCAGTCGGAAGATCTGCATAAGTAGATACACGTTCTACAGTTGCAGCAGGAATAGTTGTTGAACTTTCAGTAACTACCTTAGATCTATTTAAAAGAATGTTTGATTTTTCTACTGACAATACTTTGTAGTTATCTCTATTAGAACCGCTTAGGTATGTATTACCAGCAGATCCATCACTATGAGCAGGAAAATTAACTGTACATGCAGTTCCACTAAAATCCCATATTTTAATATTACCATAGGAAGTAATAGTACCACTTCCATCTACAGTAGCAGGTATAATTACACCAAAATATGGTTCATCGTCTTGTCTAATAATAGAAAACCAAAAACCATTTGCACCTTCTGCTGCTGTAATACCAGGAAGAGTGAATAGATATTGAGTTCCAACTCGTTTCTGTAGACCGAAAGTAATATCCGGTACTCCATTTTGTATGTCATTCATAAAACCTGGAGCCATCTCGACTTCAGATTGTTGAGAGACACCAGGAATAAATGTTGGAATAGTTTGTGTTACTGCTGCCATTATCTTGCAAGTGCTTGGTAAGGTTCATAGCTTTGATACCAATTACCTTCATCGTTATAGCCATGAAAATAACGACGGATCTGTTGGGTTTCATACTCAAGAGCAAAAGCTTTAACTTGTGCTTCTTGTTGTTGCAACATAGCAACTTGTGGTTGATCACCAGTAGTACGTTGAGCAAACATTGTTGATGCTCTAGCAATAATATATGATTGAATAGTTACTGGAATGGTTACATAATCATTAAACCAGACGATGTCACAGCAAGGTCTAGATGTCCAAATAAATGTATGACTGATAATATCATATAATTTTCTAACAACAGAACCTGTTGGAGAGATAGAATCTCTAGAACGTAGTACAGCTCTCTTATTAGCATTCTCTGCCTTATCAGGAGAAAGCATACATTGCAGCATACCTTCAGGTACATCAACAGTACCATCAGAATTTAAAGACATAGAATAGTGATATTCTTTATTGAAAGTCCATCCTTCAGCCTGCACATCCCTAGACACCTGCATAAGGGTGTCATAAGCAATTGCAACGTCCGGGTTGGATTGTTCAAGGGTTGTGACAGGAGCTTGCCCAATGCTTTGAAGCATTTGATTAACAGCATTTAGCTCGCTTTTAGATTTAGATAGAGTCATATGAGATTGGGTCTCAATAAGGAATTAAAAAAAAAGGCTCCCGAAGGAGCCCGTTATTATTATCAGGAACGATCCACAGCGGGAGCGTCAGCCTCTTGACCATTGCCATAGGCAAAGCGGAGACTCTTGGTGTAGCTGGATACAGAAGAAGCAGCTACAGCAGATCCATAGCCACTCTGAGAGCGTGCTACAGAAGCGCGAATGGCAGCATCGCCACCACTCACAGCAAAGTTATTACCAGCGACACCATTGTCGCCAGCAGCAGATACAGGATTAGCCATAATGTATTTTTAATTAAGCAGAACGTCCAGCTTCAATACCAAAGAAAGGATCTTGAGTAGATGAAGCAACTGGATTTGAAGGTTTTACATTTCGGTCCTTATCTTGACAAGCAACAGAAGGATCGATAACCTTACGTGCTGATGTTCCAGGAGTAGCAGGCATGATATACCTCAGCTATAAGAAACAGAATCAGCAGCCCACAGCTCAATAGCAGCGGCAGGGTTCAAGGTTCCAGCACCCATTGCAAGACGACCAACAACGATGTCACCTTGATACATGGTGCGGACATCAGATCCAGTGGTCTGGACTTGAGGACCAATAGCTTCAACAACAGCAGCAGCATCCTTCTGATAAATCAGACCAGCGTGCTTACTGAAGTCACCACCATAGAAGTTGTTCTCACCAGCAACAGCAGTGACATTGCCACCACTCAGCATGAAGGGGAGGTTGTTAGAACGCTTGATAGAAATACCAGCGATCTCATACAGACCTTCACCACTGTTCAGGTTGCCCTGAGTGTTGCCATAGTCACGATTCAAGATGTTTGTATCAACCTGAGATACGAGTGCGTAGTACTGACGTGGTGACAGTACAGCGAAACGACCTTCGCGGGGTACATTCTTTTCATCGAGGATTGACGCGGCTTCATAGAAACCGTCAACCAGTGCCTGTGCATTGAACTCTTTATTAGCACCAAGAGCGATGGTAGAACCACCGGGCTCAGGACCAGGTGCAGCAGTCACAGGGTGAGCTTCGCGTGCAGCCAGAGCGACAGTACGGAAGATCTTTTTGTCATAAGCTTCAGCCAGAGCATATCCAATCTTCTTGGAGATCTCTGAACGGAGGCTGTAATGAGCCAGAGTTTCATCAAGGTCATAAACGAAAGCTGAACTAATCAGCAGGTCATCCATGACAATTGTTTTCTCTGCCACCGGGGGATCACCAGATCCAAGAATCGGAGTTCCAGGAGTATGGTAATCAGCAGTCATGCGACCGGTGAAGATGAATTGCATGGACTTACCGTTACGAAGCTGACGGTTCTGAACCGTGCCTTTAGCGATACATGCAGATTCATAAGCCTTGAACATCTCACCACTAAAAAGCTTGAGATACAAGGCATACTTTCCAGTATCTACACCAGGCTGATAACCAGGAGTAGTAGCGTTAGTAGCTGTGGAAAGTGCAAGTTGTGGGCTAGAGTTAATCGAACCCAACGGAGTAGAAGTACTATTAGGAGGAGTACCAGCAGTAGCAGTCATTGTTTTAAAGAGGTATAGTTAGCAAAGTTCCTCTATCGCGATAGAAGGTATTCAGTTGTAATATGTTGTTTCGGTTATTACCCACCGAACCGGTTGCGGCAGTAGACGTATCCTCGGAAGGGATCTAAAGCCAAATATTGACGGGAGGACTTGCACCTCCCTGTGAGCTTTTACTCAGCCAATTTCTTTATAAATCACACCGCGATAGCGCAGAGCATCAACGTGATAACGATGAGCTTTCTTCTGCTGCTTAGCGAGAAAACGAATGAGATTCATAGACATAATTAGTACCTAGTAATCCACGCCCCGTTCCATGCGTGGTAGATATGCGACCAATTAAGGTTGAACGTACTAGATAATTATTCTGGAAGAATATTCTTTTTGACAAGTTCTACTGCAGCATCGTCAAGACTGTTATCAGTAGACTTAGCGTAAGCACTAAGGAGATCAATAACAAGTTTCTTTACCGATGTAGAAGTTAGAAATGCAAACAAAATCGGTTTAATGATTGTAATCATGGTGATTATCGCAATTAGCAAGACGGTCCAGTTTATTTTCAATCCGAACCATATGACCTTCTACACGTTCCAATGCACCAGCAAATTCTGATTTAGTTAGATAGTTTTCAGCCATACGTAATTCAGTTTTATCTAAACGTTGATCTAATTCATGGACTCGGGTGTAAAGACCACGAATTAAAACACTGAACCCAGTTGCCATAGCAACACCCACGGGTATCAGTGCTTCTATCATGCGACTCGCTCTGCAGCAGCTGGGCTTACAGCAACACATTGAGTGTTAGCTTCAACCTTAGCAGCTGTATAATCAGGTGAATCAGAACTACCAATGGTGCTATCAAACAATGCATCACCAGTAGTATTAACTGCATACGTTACTGCACTAATTGCAGACGTATAGTTAGGAAGAGAAATAGCCATTTTAATATTAAAATAAAGTTTAGGTGGTATAGATACTCAACCAATAACTGGCGCTTTCAATGCAATAGGTACAATGTTATTAGCAGCCAGATCAAGCGGGAAGTTATGAGCATTACGCTCATGCATTACTTCCATACCAAGACTGGCACGGTTGAGAATGTCAGCCCACGTGTTAATGACGTGACCCTCACGGGAAACAATTGATTGGTTAAAGTTGAAACCATTGAGATTAAAAGCCATGGTGCTAACACCAAGAGCTGTAAACCAAATACCAACCACTGGCCAAGCAGCAAGGAAAAAATGCAAGCTACGGCTGTTGTTAAAAGAAGCGTATTGGAAGATAAGACGACCAAAGTATCCATGAGCTGCAACAATATTGTATGTCTCTTCTTCTTGTCCAAACTTATATCCATTGTTATGAGATTCAAATTCAGTTGTTTCACGTACGAGTGAAGATGTAACCAATGATCCATGCATAGCACTGAACAATGACCCACCAAAGACACCAGCCACACCCATCATGTGGAATGGATGCATCAGGATATTATGCTCAGCTTGGAACACAAACATATAGTTAAAAGTTCCAGAAATACCAAGCGGCATTGCATCCGAGAATGACCCCTGACCAAAAGGATATACCAGGAACACTGCAGAAGCTGCTGCCACAGGTGCGGAGTAAGCTACGAAGATCCATGGTCTCATTCCGAGTCGATAACTAAGTTCCCATTCTCTTCCCATGTAAGCATAGATACCAATGAGGAAGTGAAAGACGACGAGCTGGAATGGTCCACCGTTGTAGAGCCATTCATCAAGACTTGCGGCTTCCCAGATTGGGTAAAAGTGTAACCCGATTGCGTTACTTGAGGGAACAACTGCTCCTGAGATAATGTTGTTTCCATAGAGGAGTGATCCTGCGACTGGTTCTCTAATGCCATCGATGTCTACTGGTGGTGCGGCTATGAATGCGATAATGAAACAGGTGGTGGCTGCGAGTAAACATGGAACCATGAGAACTCCAAACCAACCAACATAAAGACGGTTATTAGTGGACGTCACCCACTTACAAAAAGACTCCCAGTTATCTGAGGACTTCTGTTGAATAGTTGTTGCGACCATAATTAATAATGAAAGTTAAACCGACCCACCCACCACAAAGTTAAATTAGAACTTGTAGGTTACACCTACTTTTGTACCAAAGTTAAGCTGATCAACAGCAAACTCTTTCTGTTCAGTAAGGAAAGCTACTTCACCATAAAGGTTCAGATCATTAGACAAATCAGTACCGAACCCGAGCTTACCGGAGTACTCAGTACTTCCAGCATTATCTTTTGAAGATAGGAAAGCAGGACCGCCTTGAACATAAATACCATTTCCAAATTCATAGCCAGCGTGAACTTCAGTGAGTCCAGTTCCAAATTCCGAATCAAGCCAGGAAGCATTGTTCTCAATATTTGCGTAGGGTCCAGCAACTGCAGGTGCAGCAGCGGACAGGAAGATACCAGCAGCAATAATAGTTTTCATTTAAATAATTAGTTTGTGTTTACTTTTTTTTAGTCGTCGATTTTTTAACAGGAGGTCGTCCTTTTTTTGTTCCGTATGTACCAGGTCCGTAAGGCATAATTAAAAATCAATATTTGAACGTGAAAGTTTCTCCATTACTTCCTGCCGATAAGCAGGATCAGAATCATACTTAGGGTCTTGCATAGCACGAACTACTGAAGCCTGACTCTTGAAAACATCTTTACTCTCAGGTCTTGGAGAACGACCTGTAAGCAACTTACCTTCAATACCTTCTGAACTCGAATAACGAGCTTGCAAGGCTTGAACAGCAAAGAAGATAGATGCTCGATCACCACTCTCGATTACTCGATCAAACATGGAGATCTCTTGTTTGTTGAATGATTTTTGAGCCCACTCAACCATAGCCTTATATGATTTTTCACCACCAACCATTTCCTTGACACTACTAATATCAGCATCAGTAATATCACCTTGAGGTTTTTGATTTTGTTTACTGCGTGCTTCAAGGTAGGCGTCAGCCAGATCAGATTTACTCATATCTTCCAATTTATTTTGGATAGAATCAGAGAATCCTTTTGAATCACTTTGGGATTCTTCCCACAAAGCATCAAAGAAATTTACTTCTTCTGCTTCTGGTTGTTCTTCAGCAGTTTCTTGTGGTGGTGCTTCTTCTCGTTCACCATTACTAAATTTAGATTGCAATTCAATATATGCTTTCTCTAAAGCTTCAGCATCTTTATATTTACCAGCAAGTAATTGTTCTTGCTGCTCTGCAATCCGTTCACCAACTGCAAGACTATCTTGTTCTTCTTCAGTTAGTCCTCCTCCTTCAGGAGCTTCAGTTGCATCATACGTCAGTGTAGCCATTAGCACTCCTTACTTTCAAATTACCAAGTCCAACCGAATCCACATAATTGGTAGAACGTCCGAGGGTGGGGTTACCAATCTTTGGTTTCGGTGCATACTTATTAGGATTACCTGCATTACCAAGTGAACGTTCCTCTTGTGTAGGAGGAAGTTCTGCTTGACTTTGTTCAGGTGTTTTACTCTTACGAGTTCTTTTAGTTGGTTTAGTTTCTTCTGTCATTGTTGTGCTTGCATTTGCATTTGTTGTTGCTGCTGATCTATCTGTGCGAATTGTCCAGCTTGCTTAGCCATCTCCATATCAATGGCTGAGTTCTGTGCAGTCTGTTGTTCTTGCTGCTGATCTTGCATACTCTTAATTAGATTCAAAGTATCAATACCCATAGCAGCAGCCAGACGTTTGATGGCTTCATCACTATTGATAAATTTCATCATCGCTTCAGGTCCAACAGTTTGAGATACAGTAGTCATGAAGTTAGTTAGTGCTTCACGATCCATACCTCTACCAACACCATTAAGACCAGCAATAATTGTAGGTTTTACAAAGTCTTTTGGAATTTTAGGAATTGACTTTGCTTTAGTAAGAACTGACATCTTACGATTCAAATAAGGAACCAAGAACTCAACAGTAAGTAGACTAAATAATCCACCAAGTTGTTGCTCTAGTTCCATCTGTGTCATGCGTACTTCTTCAGCAGTAGTACGTTCACTATTCCTTACCTGAAGAACCATAAATGCTTCAGCTAAGCGCTTCTCCAATACCTGCATTTGTTGTTGAGCAGTTTGGAAGTCAGCTCCTTTACCTACTTGAATTACACCAATGTCTTCAGGTCTACCCTGGACAATGGCACCATTCCTAGCTTGAGCTAGGGTCTGTGGTTTAGTAGTACTTGATGGTGATACAACGAAGACAACTTTAGCTGCTGCTGCAGAGCCTTCTACGAGTGCCTGAGAGAGTGCTTCGAGTGACTTAAGATCACCCATAAACTCTTCAACACGACCACGACCATAAGGTTCTTGGTCAACAGTATTGAATCTAAGTGCAATCCAAGGTGTGTTATCTACTGGTGCCTTACTGTAAGAACCCTCTAGTACATAACCTTGACATTCTTGATGCCATACAAATTGTTTTTCATCACGCAATACGTGAGTGTACACATCAACGTCATGATCTGACGCATCACTATGTTCACCATCATCACCTACAGGATTAACTGCTTGTTTAAATTCAGCAGGCATCTGTTCCATTACTAGGTCACGATTAATTCGTTCACGTGTGACAATCTCAATTACATTACCTTCACCATCACGGTCGATAACATATCTATTCAACGGAAACAACTTAAGATGATCCTTACCCATGAAGATCAAAGCATTACCAGCAACCACAAGATGTTTCATGGCTTGATGGATAACAACTCTATCGTCAGAAGCAGAGATCAGTTCATTAATTGTTCTTTCAATCTTTGCAAAACTAAGATCTAGTTCTGTCCTTACTTGTTGATCCATATCCTGTTCAATCAACTTTGCTTCATCAAGTTGTAGTTTGAAGAAGCTAGTTTGAGCAGGCATCAATGCAAGCATAAGTTTAGAAGCCAAGGTAACTACACCTTTAGCTCCTACACTTTGCCAGGGTGTAAGAAGAGATCTCCTAGATTTGACATTGTCTTCATCATCCCAACGGATGAGATATGGAAGAGTAAGTTTAGCTGCTTCCATAGCAGTCTCTAGGTACTGATCTCTATCTGATCGCAGAAGAGAGTACCGACTGTAAGCTGTGTCTTTCATAATAATTTATTCCCAAGGTACAGGTTCAGTAGTTCCATCTGCATTGAGATACACCAGCTGACCATCCCTTACAGTTGCATTACGTCTTCCACTTTGTTCGTTTCTAATGTGTTGTGGAGTCAGGTTATTTTTAGTCATGTCATCTAGATCATCCCACTCAACTGATTTACCGGTTGATTGATCTATAACATCATAGGTAAAATCACCATTTCTATTAGCGGTATAAGTATATTTGTATGAGGTTTCTTTGCCATCAGCATTTGTTGCTGAGATAGTTGTTCCACCTTTAGCGGTTGTTTGATGTTTACCTCTAAACATACTTTCATCCCATTGAGGTCTCCAGTCTGTATTAATATCCAGCTCAGGTTCAGGTTCAGGAGTTACTTCAGGTTCAGGAGTTACTTCAGGTTCAGGAGTTACTTCAGGTTCAGGAGTTACTTCAGGTTCAGGAGTTACTTCAGGTTCAGGAGTTACAATCTCCTCATCAATAGGCGTACCCTCGGGAGTACCTAGGTCAGGATCATTACCTGGATATTCAGGATCAGGATTCTTACCATAGTCAGGATCATAAGGTTCACCAGGATCAAGAGGTTCTAAAGGATCAGCAATAAATTCCTCACGTTCAGGCGCTTCATAGGTATATTCAGGTTGAACATATTCAGGCAATACTTGAACAGGTCCTTGATAAGACAAAGGATCAGGATTAAACCTAGCGCGTTCATCAAGCATCTGTTGTCTAGATGCGATGTCTCTCTTAAGTCCATAATCTTTTACTTCATATGTTTGAGGTTGAAACATATCAAGTATTTCTTTTACTGATTCATAGGATTTTGATAGTTCATTTTTAGAAATATCAATCATACCTGTAATATCAGATATTTCACCAGCTATTCTATCCTGTTCTTGAGCATAGGTTTCACCTCCTTTTGCAGCATTGTATTCATCATTGGTCATGCCAGTTGCTTCCCTTTCTGCGGGAGTCATGGCTGTCCAATTTTTACTGGTATCAATACCTTGAGGATTTAATTTACCTATATTTTCTGTAGCTAAATACTCAACCTTCCAAGGTTCAACATCAGCTAAAAAATCATACTCAATTGGGTCAAGATCATAATCTAGTTCTTCTTCTTCTTCCTCTACTTGAGGAGTTTGGGAATCGTCATAGTAGTTAAAAGATACACCACCACTACTATCAGTCTGCCAATTGTAGTTACCAGCAACTTGACCACGTTTAATTCCTTCTAGAATTGTTAAACCATCACCATCTGTATCGTATAGGTACTCTTCTAGAGCATCTTTAAATTCATTCTCCCTCAAGACTTCGGGGTTTTTTATGTCACCAAGAAAACCAACGTTGACATCTACAGCATTACCTTCGTCATCAAATCCAGCTGAATTTAATTGTTGCCTCCAGCTATCCCATGCACCATCAATAAAATCTTCTAAACCTTGAGTCCAAGTATCTTCATCTAAATAACCAATAGCATTAATGTAGTAATCATTACCAGGTGGAGGTTGACTACCATCCCAACTAACGTCACCTGATGCATCGGTAACAGTTAGCCTACCGTCAAAATCACGATTAGGTCTAGTAACGTATGTATCTATATCCTGCTGAACTGTAAGAAGTCCATCAGTTATAAATCCAGAGAAAGCAGCATCATCTACATTTGTTTTTGTACGTAGCTGTCTAATATCGTTCTGTGTTAATTGACCATCTGAAACTAGACCTTGAAAAATATCCCAAAAGTCTGAGTCTTCAATTCTGTATGCCATTGGTCTCCTCCTCTATTTTATCTAGTAGCCACTCAACGACAGAACGTTGACCAGCTTTGTACATAATCATGTTCATGTCGTCAGTAGGACTAGGGTTAAAAGGTGGAAAATTATCATCTAATTGGTTGATGATTGCATTGAGTTCAATGCCTTTAGCTTCGAGTAGACTAAGCGTACGAGGGGAGGTTGACATTACTGTGTTCAAAGAAAGCAGGCATACGTGCAGCTTTAGTAGCAGCAAACTCAGGAGCTTTACCCTGATACATTAGGTTGTCGCTACTATCAAGCCAAAATTTTTTATCCAAATATCTGGTCTCAGTATTACTTTCTAGTGGTTGCATAACCCAGTTAATTGTTGCCTTCCTGAGTTTATCCAGGGAAGGAGACGGTCTGAGTCCAAGTTCCGCACACACAAGAGAGTTCGTTGCAACATGAATTTGCTCATCTCTGGAGATGTCAGCGGATACGGTACGCATTCCAGCATCACCATTCCACCGAAAAAAGGGGAGTAGTACAAAGAAAATTGCACGCTCGGCAACCATTGCTTTGAGCACCGTGTGATCTGGATGCGCCATCCACGCTTCTTTAAGTTTAAATGCTTCTGCTTCTGCTTTGTCATCCACACCGTAAGCATCGGCGATGTAATTGAGAGCCAAGTCATGGTTCTCTTCATCGGTGACGTTTGAGAGGAGTAACTTGCGTGCCATAGACGGCACTTCAGTAGCCAAGGCATCAGTTATAAAATCTCCCACAGGTAGTTCCATATGTCTTAAGGCAAGAGCACGGTGGATTGTTTCCTCCGCGCCTTCCTTGCATGTACCAGCAATCGGTTTGACCGGTGTCCATTTGCGCTTCCGCGCCATTAGTTTTTCGTAAGGGTTCATTCTGCACAATCACATTGAGGTTGATTATCTCCTTCAAATAGGTTGGCAAGATAAATATCTACATCCTCCTCATCAAGAGCAGCATATGCATTAGACTTATCTTGTACATCACCCATTACCTGGAGACTATAATAAAGAGAGGTTTGTGGAGACTTAAGCCACTCTTCAATAAATCCCTCATCCATTGTTGCCAAATCTGACCACCAATTAAAAGAGTATCCGTGAAGAAGTCCACTGTTTTGGTATAAAGTAATAATACCATCAGCAACAGCTTTGTAATTATCCCATCCAACTTCGGATGCAATTTCTACTTCGCCATAATCATATGTTTGGACACCAAAGGTGCCAGAATCACGGTCAACTGTCCGTGCAATAGGTGGTGCAATCTCAGGAGTACAAGTAAAGCCATCAACATCCTGTGAGCGGTAGCTACAAGACGCTGTAGGAGCGATTGCAAAGGCTCGAACCATATTGTATTGGAGAGCTATTTCAGAGGCTTCCTTGATCCCCTGAGCGATTCGAGCAACAAGCTCATAAGCTACTGTTGCTTTGGTTTCGTTGTTATTAAATTGTTCGAGTGCACGTCCAAACTGCTCATAACTAACGTTGTATCTCCGCAAGAGATTTGAGAGACCCAATGCTCCAAGTCCAACCTGTCTATCAGTGGTAGAAGATAAGTACTCTCCTGTCTCTCCCACACCCGTTCTTGGATGTAACTCACAAAGTTCCTGCATCCCGACACGGAAAGCTTTTGGGATGTCTTCATATGTACAGGCTCCAAGATTGACGTGCTGTAGCAAACAGGTACCTCGGGAGGGCAAGTACACTTCAAGACAAACGTTTCCACGTATTCTCTTTGTTCCTTCATACTTAACTTTATTCAGCCAGATGTCACCGGCTTTGATTGATTGTAGTAGATATTGTTTGACAAGTTTATCCATGTCATTCCACCACTCATCAGTGATGTTTACACATCGCTTGACCCATGGGAGTTGTTCTCGTGGTGTTCTAATGAACTCTTCAATGTCTGGATGTGATGCGTCTAGATGGAGCACGCAAGCACCGTTCTTATAACGTCCACCACGTCTTAGTGTTTCGTTGAGGATGCTATAAATTCTTCCAAACGAGACTGGACCACTAGCAATGAGTCCATTGCCATTATCGCTTCCTCGCGGTCGTAGTTTTGAAAGGTGGACCGCGACTCCAGCGCCATTACGGAGTGCATGAGAGGCGAAACGCCATGAAGCTTCGATACCATTAGGACCCTCCATTGAGTCTTCAACAACAAATACTGTGCAGGACACTGGCAAGCGTCCTTCGGGATCATCGATCCAAGATTGCACCCGTCCGGTGCGTGAGATGAAGTTAACCATTTACTAGATCTTTCAAATTAGGTGGTTGATATTCTGGTCCCTTCAGGACCTTCCCATCAGCTCGTCGGATTGGTTTACCATCCAGACCAAGTTTTGATAGGTTTGATTTATGGACACGAACCAGCGCTTCCTCTAGATCCCATTCCATATTTTCTGCGTACTGAAAGCAGACATACACAAGGTCTGCTAACTCTTTTAGTTCTTCTTCATAGCCTTCATTATCACAGGCATACTTGAATTCATTGCACTCTTCAGCGATCAAACCCAGTTGCATAGTCCGGTTCTCCGTCGAGTTCTGGATTCCATAAGCTTGTCGGAACTGAATTGCTTGGTCGGAGTGGGATCGGCTGTTGTGTAAAGGTGTGCTCAAGTTCATTTTCAAGGTAGTGGATAGCTTTCTTAAGGTCCTCCGCTTTCGTTTGAGGAGACTTGTAACCGGCTCTGCAAATATATTTAATAGCATTACCAAGATGATAGTTAAGGTCTTGATCTCTAATAAAATCCCAGACCTCAGTGGAACCACGGGTGTAGTGGCTAGGTGATTTAGTTACCATTGAGATAGTAAGTTTTTAACGTTGTTGCCTAAGACAAAACACTGACGTTGGAGAGCAAGCAAGATAATGATCATGTCTTCTCTACTTGCTTTCTCCAGTCCGTCTTCTAGTTGTCGTATTTTAAACTGTTGTTCCATCGTCATTTCAGTCACCGGAAATGGTGGGACTGAAGAGGATTGGTTCTTTGTCATAGTCTTTAGAGGTAAGGATCTTTGCAAGACGTGCGTTTCGTAAAGCATCCTCTTCTGTCAGACCTTTTTGTTTGAATGCTTTGACAACACTATTCCAAGTGTATCCATTATCGGCAAAAAATTTTGCGCTAGTTTTTATACCGAATCCTGGTGCTCCTGAATAACCATCTGTACTGTCTCCTGCTAATGTTTGGATTAGGAACCACTCCCATCCATCTTGTTCAGAGATTGTAAATGTTTCAGCTAGGTTATACAGAATACCAGGTATCTGTTTCATATCCTTGTCAGGTGACACGATAATGCAGTCATCATTCGATGTTGCATAAATACCCATAGCATCATCTGCTTCTAAGGTAGGCATCCTGATTAATGGATAGTTGTCAGCAAGCTTATTAATAACTCGCTTGTAGCCACATGGCTTCTTCCTATTGCGATGACCCTTATAGTCTGGATCCACAGTCTTACGGAAGTTAACGGAGTCACTAAAGAATAGAATTAGTTCTCCATCAAAGTACTGATTCTTAATCTTGTTTAGCTCACGTATAGTGTTGCCATAAGCTTCCTTAAATGAACTTCCTACGACGATTACATCGTCACCATAGTCAATATCATATTCAGCAGAGGCGCAGCTTTTATAGACAATAAAATCAGCATCTATTAATAGTTTCATACGCTAGTGGACGGTTTTATCCCAGAAAGTTTCAAAACCTTTGGGTGTTAATGATGGATGCCAAGAAATTGAATGGGTTTCTGGATTCACTGAAATACAATGAACACCTTCTGCAGTATGTGATTTCGGTGTATGATAGTACTCCATACGTCCTGTTGCTAAATGACGTTGAGTCATAGTCTTTACATCGCAGTCTAAATGTTGATCATTGATTTTAATAATCAAGTCAATAGTTCCAGTACAAGTGCAATTAGGAAATACTTCAGCTCCACGCTGCAAAGCTTCTGTGATAACTAAATGTTCACTAATATCACCTAATCTACTTTTATTAGTGAACTTCCGCCCAATTTGCTCCGTGCTTTGCTTCGGCGTCGATTCTAATTCGCATGTTGTAGTACTCTCCAGCAGCTGTTGCTGAGTATACCAAGGATGTTCGTAAGTCATTAATATGTTCTTCTGTACATTCGAACTGCAATTCGTCATGTACGAATGCAAGTTGTGATGCACAAATATTTGTTTGTTTAATAGTGTCTTGGTTGATAACCATCCAACGTTTAGCAATAACACCAGCTCCTGATTGGAGCAGATAGTTCAACGCTTTATGAGGAGAATCCACCGCAATTTGTCTTCCATCGATAGATCGAATGGAACCTTGTTCCGCAACTTTCTTAATTGCTTCCAAGAGTTCACCGAGTCCTTCAATAGCTTCCACATACGCAGATCTAATCTCTTTACCTTTCCGTTTAGCGGCTGATGTTGATAGTTGTGGGTCATAAGAATGTCCTAGTTTTTCATCACCCGCTCCATACAACATTGCGTAGCTGACGGTTTTTACTTGCCGTCTTGATATACCAATCTTGTCGGCATTGACCTGGTGGATGTCATCTTCGAGTAAGATTTTTGCGTATCTGCCCTCGTCAT